ACACCATTAACTGTCTCTGGTGCTAAAACTATGTTATAGATTACCTCATCATCTCTAGTTCCATCTGCATATACATTGTCTACAACAGCATCTGCATAGTCATACTCTTCTGTATCAGATTGAACTATTTTCTTTCCTACTAAACTTTTTACATCACCAGATATAACTTTACACTTAAGTGCATATACGTTTATCCAATCTGCATTAGATGATTTGTATGTAAAATCTCTTGGTTTGTATATCTCAGGTTTTACAATCTTTCTTGGTCTTGTATTAGCGACCAACTCCATGTAACCTTCATCACCATCAAGACCTGACATGTAACGATGATAAGCACAATAATAGTAAATCTTATTAGTCTCACCAACATCCATCATGAATTCTGGTTGGAATTCATTATCATAGTTTGTCTTAACCCCAAGAACAGGTTTACTGTTAGTGTATAACTGACCACCAAGTAATGTACCCTCTCTTGTGGTACTAAACTTCATAGGATGTCCATCTGGGTGGATAGGCATCGGTAAGTTAGAAGAATCAGATTGATTCCATATAATTTGCCAGTTTTGGAAAATCCTTATTCCTTCTGGTGCAAAATAATATTTCCCATACTCAAAGTTTCCAAATAACTGTGGCAACTTACCAAAGTTAATATAGAAAATACCGTTAGGAAATGTGTATACTGTACTAGCAGTAAATGTTGCTCCCTGTTTACCAGTAACAGTATCCCCTAAAGAAAAACTACTAGATACTTGTCTTAAATAAATTCTTCTAATTACACCTTGATCATTAAAAAATACTTTAGCAATCTCACCACTAGCAGTAGTAGTTTTGATTACGTCACCAACTAAGAATTGACCATTTGGACTTGTAACATCTATAGCAATGTTATCAAACTCAGATTTTATAAACCATTCAAACTGTGCTAAGTTAGTACGATCAAGAGGATCAAAATCTTCATCAACAATACTATTAAAAATAAACTTAATAGAACTATCAGTTCCTTTTGCTTTGTAAAAATTCTGTATCCTTTTAATTAAAGTTCTTTTATCTACACTACCTCTGAGATATTTCTCAGGAAAAGAACCTAGATACTGTTTCTCGAAATTTTTAACAAATGCATATAAGAAAAGGTTACTAATATTATAAACTTTTTGTCCAGAAACATGAGCAGCAGCAGTGGTAGTCTCAAATGTAGTCTCATGATACAAATCTCCAAGAGTTACGTTACCACTAATACCTCTTGTACAACCTTGTAATGTAGTATCAGTTCTAGTAGCATAAAAAATTATCTCATCATCAATTCTTACGTATCCGTCTTGTTTTGGAAAACTCGTCGCATCTTGTAATACAATTGTATCATCAGTACCAGTGATACTAACGTCCAAAGTATCATGCTGTCTAAGTATGTTTTGTTCATAGTAATTAATATCTGCATAATTTTCGATATTAGTAATAATATCTAACGCACCACCATCTGCCTCTTGATGTTCATAGTACTTTGTTATAAACTTACTAAAAAGTTCATATTCTGTACTAATAAACTCAGGAAGTTGAGATTCTATTAAAGTAGAAATTCGCTTAGTCTTTGCAGCAACCATTTACTTACTCTTTGTATGCAGTGAAGGATGAATTTGGAACGTCAACGTCAAGGTAAACCTCACGCATTGCTTTGATGTCGTTTGATAGAGGTTTTACTCTTAGTGAAATACGATTATCGAAGAAACTACCTTTGATGATTGTTAAAGCATACATCTTTAACTCACCTTTTTCATAATCTATATCGCCAATATCGCTGTCAAGGACAACCTTTTCACCAGTTACTGTATCTAATCTATATAGGACAATTTTACTATTCCTATCTTCAACATAAACATCAAAGTTAGGATACTCAGTGACTCTAAATCCAGTGCTAGAAAGAACTGGATCATCACAGTCCTTATCAAAAGCATTTTGAAAACATACTTCATAATAAAAGGTAGAATTTAAAGAAGGATAGAAGTCCTTTCTCATTGTAATACTGGTAAGATTAGAATTAATACTGGTATCAGCATCATCAATGACACCCACAAATTTACTGTATCTAAATTTACCGTTAAATTTCTCAGTATCACTTACATTAATGTATGACTGTACAGCGTTAATAACGCTATCTCTTATTTGTGATGATGTTTTATTTGTAATACCGCCGTTGTAATAAATTTTACTTGTAAGTTCAACATACAAAACAGATGGATCTACAATCTGTGGTTCTACAGATGCAACAACATACTTTTTAAGATCAGAAACAATTTGTGATTTAGTCAAAGAAGTAAGGTAAGTAGCATCCTTTGGTTTTAATACAATGAATACTTTACCATATTGTGGTGGTTCTTGATCTTCTCCACCAAATATGATAATATCACTGGTTGCAGGATACACTTGACGAACAATTGCTTCATAGTCTTGTGCGGTCACTGCACGGTCTTGTGTGCCATATGCTTTAGGAGCAGTATATTTTATCTTCTGTGTACTTTCTATCTCTTCACCGCCAGCAGAGGGAGTAGTAGAAGTGATATCTGTAGTAAATGAGTTAGGAGGAACTCCATTTTCATTTACTAATACACCAGAAAATACAAATGACCTTACACCATTACTTGCAGGACCATTTGTTATCAAATATGATACTGCAATAGTTGCGTTATTTTCTAATTTTTTACCAAGAACACCATCACCCAACAATATTTCATATCTTTGATCTTCAATTTCGTCTAAAAAGAATACTTTTGAATTACCATCAACACCTAAAATGTTATCTGCAATCAAATATGGTTCGTTAAATGATCCTCCAGTAGGATATACTTTAACTGAAATAGTATTGGTATCAATATTTGGATTGTCTAATATAAATCTTTGATTCTTAAGTGCTGTGCTAATTGTAAATGTATTCGTAATTTGTGTTCCTTCTCTTATTGGCACATTAGTAAATGTAGCAACACCATTAATTACTTGTGCTTTTACAGTTTCTGTTACAACATAATTGTAGAGGTTGTTGTCATAATTAGCAAGGAATCCAGTTCCAGTCTTTAAATTAAGTTCTGTGTCTGTTGTTGCATTCGTGTATGTAACAGTAAAAGAGACATACGCAGTAGGAGAGGTAGCACTTTTGGGTCTGTACCCTAGTTGCTTCGCAATCGCTACTACGTTGTCTCTTAAAGTGGCAGAATCAATGAATAGTTCATTGACTACCATATTGGTATTGAACGCTGTATAATAAGTATTATAAGCAAGTGTGTCTATAAGAGTTGCTAAAGCAGATCCTTCAAAATCGTAGTCAGTAAAATCTGACTGACCCCTCATATACTCTTTAAGGGCAATTTTAATTTGATCAAAGTCTAAATTAGCAACCTGTGTGTAAGGCATTATCTTGTACGCTCTAGAAAGAATTCTACCCCAACTGCTTTATCTTCTCTACCTACGATAGAGTATTGAAGAGATACATCATATCCATTATTAGCACTATCAAGTCGAGTGCGAATATTTTGCACTCTAATTCTAGGTTCGTATGTTGAAATGACTTCTCTTATTGATTTTTTAATCAGTGCTGCAGTACCATAATCCAATGGTTCAAATAATACATCACGTAAACCAGAACCCAAGTTAGGTTGAAATGGTCTTTCACCAGGATTGGTCAATAATAATGCTTTAATTGATTGTGCAATCGCAGTCTTATTCTTTACTGTGATTAAATCATCAGTAACAGGATGTTTTTTGAATGTAACACTCAAATCTTTGAATGTTCTGAATTGCGACATTTATAGACAGCATGGGCTGCTTTTATTTATCCACCTTTTCTGAACTTAGTACACTCGTCAAGGAATTCCTTCTTTCTTTTCATCTCAAACAATTCCCTTTCGTCATTCTTCTCAATTTTATCTAACCATTCTTGTGCATCGTACTCAGAAATGAGTTTCTTGCCACTTTTCTTAAATTCTTCAGATTTGTCTACTTTAATTACCATTTGTTTTCTCCTTAGGTGTTTCCCAGAAATAAT